GTGATAGAAGCTTTTCCATAACAACCGCTATAAAAATCAGCCTTATCTAAAATGGCATTTGAATTTTCATCAAAGATGCCTGGCTTTTCGCTACCGCTAGCATTAAAGAAATAGTGACCAGCATACACTGCGTCATCTTTCTCAGCATCACCATCACGCAAACCACCTTTAAGGTTCTTTGGAATAGCGCCCCCAAAATAACCGACGTTTGCTTGTTTTGTTTCTTCAAATGCCTTATTAAAAGCAGCAACTCCTTCTTTGTCTGTCTTTGGGATCAGAATAGAAGCGGAGTACTTCATAGAGCCGTTCAGTGTCTCAGCTGGTTCAAATACATGAACAAAAGAGAAACGTACCTTACCGGTTACAAACTGCACTTTAGTTGATTTAGCCATAATTTTTACCTTTTTACCTTTTTAAGTGACGCGGACTTTAGGGGCCGCATCGTTACCCTTACAACTACTAATGCAAAAATTCTACTACAAATATTTCACAATGTGAGATAGTTAGGCGTCGTACAAAATACCTAGTTTAGACAGCGCCTGCTTCATGGCCAGAGCGCTAACAAAATCAGATAGGTATTCTACCTCATGTAACAACTCTGGTTCTTCGGCAATTAAATCTAGTATCTCTTCAATTGATTCTCTGATTTGCTGGACGCCTTCTCGGTACTTACTGCCCGGCAAGCCATCAAAATCCTTGGCATACTTGTCAATCAGTATATCCGGGATATCAAATTTTGAATCAAAATATTCTATGATCATTTAGCTACCAAATATAGACCTACGTTTCCTAAACAATATCCTAAAAAAGATATCCCTATACCTAATTGCCCTTTCCTAAACGAATCTATGGCAATTATAAAATAAACCACTCCGACTCCAGCTATTAAAATTGCGTTCATTCAAAATCTGCCTTTAAGTCTTTAGCTTTCACTAATTTGGGTTGGCCTTCTGGGCGCATTACCAAATCACCTAACCATGCAGCCACTTGTTTGTTCATCTTCTCTAATGACGCTAGAGATTTGAGTTTGCGTGGTTCCCAAATCGCTTCATCAGGTAATCCTTTTTCTTTTAACACACTAGCAGCTAACCCTTGATCGGCGATGCGACGATGTGTCACGCTAGTGGATAGCTTGTAGCCTGGAGGAATTACGTTATCACTGATTGCTTTGTTGAGCGCATACTCTTCGACGTCATTGACCCATGTGCGCAGGTTCTGCGCTTTACCTAACACCATTGACATCTCATCTTCCGAGAGCAATGGTGGGTCGCGGAATTCTAATTTGGAGAGTTCTGTTTGGAAGTCCGATCGGGCGCGGCATTGTGCTTTTGCTTTACAGAACTGGCACCACTCACCCGGAAGGAATTCTCCGGAACCGCTCCAGGCTTTCTTGGCTTTGGGTTTGACGAAGTAATTTGCCCAATCGACCAGTTTTGCGATGGTCGTGCCGTCAGTTGATATGCTGTCCAAGCGAGGCTGGTGGATCGTGTAGCTAACTTCTTTGATGTTCGGAAAATCTTCTTTAAATTTTGAATATGCACCAAGAGAATATAGTCGTAGCTGTGTATTGTCGAGTGCTGATACTGGCACACCCTTACCGAATTTGAGATCAATGACTCGAATGGCATGCTCAGAAAGAATGACCACATCCGCTGTGCCAAAACCGTCGGGAACCCAATCACTAAAATCAACTCGCTGCTCAAATAGCGGAGTGTCGCCCTCACCGATTTGAGAACGGACATATAGTACGTAATTGTCGACGTTTGCTTCGAAGTCTTCATTGTAGTACGGCGTGTTTTTGATGATCTCGTATTCACGTTCAAACTCCTCAATTCCAATCTGATTGTAGTAATGCCTTAATTTTATTTCGCCCAATGTGTGGGCCATTGTTCCTTCTTGGCTGAAGTCAAAAGCCCCGGGCTTGCGTTTCTGATCGGGAAGGGTGCTTTCAAGGCGAGCTGAAGGCGTGCATGATAACCATCTTTTTGAACCGGACGCCGAGAGTAATGCGTGAGCAGTCATATTTTTACCTTTTTAAGAATTTTTACCTACATCTACTAATGCAAAAAAGGGAGCCTTTTGAGCTCCCTTTTTGTAAAAAAGTAAAAAATAAATAATTAGGATTTAAGGGCGGAAATCAAACTCGCTATTTCTTTGTTGAAATCCACGGTAATCTCTTGTTTTACATCCTGTTTAATATCCATGCGTTCGCGGTATTCTTCTGGGTACTGGCCGCGCAAACAAATTTCTGCAACCCTAGAATTGAACGCTTTATTTTCTATGTTCGCAAGCATTAGGTTCTCCCAATATGCCTGACCATAGACAGTGGCCATATCAAGGGTTTCCGCAAAAAACGGATCTTCTTTTTTGAGGCGTGCTGCAGTGGCCTTGCTGATGCCAATAGCGGCATACATGGCTTTTTGGGACGCGCCTTGTTTACCCATTTCTAAAATGGTATCTGCCATTTCTTGGGTAAAATACTTTTTGTTTGGGGGTGCTTTTTTAGCTGCCACACTTCCACCTTTTAAGAGATGCTGCTTTGCGTGTTGGTTTGCCATTCTCGTCTTTTAAAGGACCTGGCATACCAGACATGCGTGCGCAGAATGATTTTTTACGAGGACCACCCTCTGGTTGGGGCGCTTTTAAATTGGAACCGGTTTCGCGGTTGTACTTGGCACGACCTTTGGCGGTAAGCCCAGCACCTTGAGATGCAGGCAGCTTTTCACCACGGCCAATAGCTAATGATGGGCCTTTTTTCTTGGTTGCCATTATTTCTTAGCGGTCTTGGCTGATTGTTTAAATGCTTTAGCTGTAGGAGCGCCTTTGGCACCCGGCTTGCGCATCTTCTCGCCAGAACCAGCTTTAATGCGTTCTTGTTTAGCGTGGATGTTTGCGTACAAACCGGGTTTAGTTGCCATAATGCTCTCTTAGAATATTACTGAAACGCCAGCTAACTTCTTAGCTACGCTTGCTAGTTCTTTTGTTGTCTGACCGCTGATAAAGGTATTGATTTCAATAGCCTTGTCAATGATCTCTTCTGTTGTTGGAAAAGATGGTGCTAATTCTGCAGCCTCTTTTGTTGTCTTATTAAGCACTTCCCATGCAGCCATGTTGGCTTCATGTTGCTTAATCATAAGGTCTTTAGCGGCGTTAAAAATAGAAAAACGTAGTTCAAATGGTGAAACCATGATAAATCTCCTGTGTGTAATGTGATGTGTGTAAAAATGCCAGTTTTTCTATGCAGGGAAGCACTGGCAACCTGTGACTTTCTTTACAGCCATGGTAGATAGCCGAGTATCCCCAGCCCAAGGGGAGCTTCACAGCTTGCCCTATATCTACTAATGCAAAGATCGCTGTAAATCCGCCCTTACATATCGTCAGGAACGATAATGGTCTTTTTGGGCTTGGGCGGAGGGGTTTTGTTCAAGGCTGAGTGCAGGTGTGGCATCATGTCATTGAGCATCATTTTGGCCATTGCGGCAGCCTTTTCTTGATGTTCGATCTCTTGTTCGGCCGTGGTTCTTTTGGCCTTACGTTCAACCTCAGCTATGATGTCGCTGCTCACACCTGCTCGTTTAAGCAGCTGCTTCAGATTCATTTTTAGTCTCTTCTGCCTGCAACGCATCAAACTGTGGAGTGCATTGTGCCTGGATGGCATTGATCAATCCAACAGATTGAACGAATGGGAGGTTACCCAATAGATTCAAAATAGAGTTAATTTCTTTAACCGTAAATTCCAATTTTAAAATCTTGTCGTCCAACGGTGTGCTTACTGGTTCAGTCATTTCTTTTTACTGCCTTTCTTTTTGGTTAAAATTTCAAATAATTTATTATCATCTGTATTTGGTACTGCTACTTCAGGTGAGTCACCAAACCGAGTTTTGGCAAAGTGACCATTTTTTAGCATCATTTCAAATCCATCCCATACGCGCTGAAAATTCATATCAGTGACATATTTGATACCATCTAAACGATTTGCTAATTCGTCTTCTTTAAACGGGCCTTGCGGACGATCTAGATGTTGGCGAACTAACTCTTCAATCATCTCGACAACACCCCATGCTTTGATGATGTCTTGCTCTAGTTCAAATCGGTCATATTCACAAAATAATTTCATTTCTTTTTACCTGCTTTTTTAGCTTTTTTAATTTCACTGGGAAAGTCAATACTATACCAACTACCGACTATCATTATTGCTGGAAGTAACTCTTCCCAAGCAACTATGTCATCTTCATGCCAATGCGTGCCGTTTTTCATCATGTCTTTAATGCTGACGTAGCTTTGAGCTAAGTTGGCTGCAGTAATTTCGTCTGTAAAATCGTCGTCAATTTCGATCATCATAATTTAATATTCCAGTTTGTTTTGTTTTCACCATCCCACTCCATGCACTGAGCGGCGGCCAGGGTGGTTTCTTTTCTAAAGGGTAGTGCTAGAAATTGCGCCTTCATCTCTTTACACTTTGGCTCATCTACCGGTTTGTTACTGGATACAAAGTTACAGCTTTGTCCAATGCACACAATAGATACAAAAATAAAAGCGTTCATTTTCCACACTCCGGATCTGCTTTGTTAATCTTAATGCGCTTAGCTATCTCTCTACCGATATACCATTGTGCTTTACGCAAATCTTCTACTGCATCTTTCTTTAAGTCACAACGCCAGATATATTTAACAGCATTGCCTAAGTTAAAGCCCATGTGCTCGGTCACTTGAATGCACTCAATACCAGAGGGATGTTCTGTGTAGTGTCTAGGCTGATTCACTGGATCGTGCATGACGCATCTCCTTTAATTCTTTTTCCATGACCTGTGTTTCTTCTTCACTGTCAGTAACCCAAATACCCATAATGTCTTTGTACATGGAAGTATCAATGTCTTCTACACCACGTAACGTTTCCATGACGTAGTGCCCTTTAACTTTGTGTTCAATAATAAAATTCATAGTCCCAGTTCCTTTTTAATAAACTCTACGCCCTTAGCAAAATGATACCGCCAATACTTCTCAGTTACATGAAGATCATTATAATTTAAACCGTCTAAAAACGCTTCAAGCACAAACTGTTGTTTTTGCGGCATGTTGTTTTCTATCAACTTGCGGATATCATTAATGTCTTCTGGATCCCATGGCAACCATCCCTCAATCAACTGGGCTGAGATGCTTTCCATGTCATCCTGCTCAATTGGATCCGGATCCTCGTCTGACAGGCGCGGCGTACTGGCTTTAATTCTGTGTTTTGTTCTTATTGTTTTCTTCATAACTGAGTATCAAAAATTGCTGCTGCATAAATATTTCCCATTCCTGCAGCTTGAGACAAAATCTTTACTGGTTTTGTAACAGGATAATCATTTGACAAATAAACGTCATCTTGCTTTGTTTTGTTTGGGATTGCTGGTACTAGACCAGAACGTAAACTGTCTAATAACAAACAGGTTTCCAATAAACCTGATGCGCCCATAGTATGGCCAATTACTTGTTTATAAGACGTGGCAATAAACGGCGAATCAAACAGTGTTGACAAAGCATTGCGTTCCGACTGATTGTTTGACTTTGTGCCGGTGCCATGGGTCTTTACAATGCTAATGTCTCGTGGTGACATGTTGGCCATCCGCAGGG